GTCATGTTGGTAAGTTGTACTCGTGACATATTCTTCTCCATGCCTCATCGGCTGTGCGTGAGGACTTCATGATGATCAACAACAGCTCCACGCGATTTTGGTACGCAACGAAAACGTCTTTGCCCATGAACCAGTTGTACACGGTTTGCCGGGTGACGCCAAGGGCTTGCGCAATCTTGGTCACGGGGAAGTCAAGGTGGATGGCCCATCGCCCGAGCTGGTTGCCCGGGGTCTTGGGTGCTGACAGAACAGCGTCGATTGTTTTTTGCGAATAAGACATTGTTATGCTGCGTGCATTTCGCGTTTGGCAACGAGATATGCTAGGTGCGCGGCTTCTGGCGTATCAAAAAACCCCAGAGAGATTTGTTCTCCATTAACACCGATCTGTGCATGAAAGCGCTTTTTCGTAGCTGACACGCCTAGCAAGCCTGTTTTATTGTTGCGTTGCGCTCCCCGTCGGTTCCATCCGTTGACGGCAACAGGTACGTCGCGCAGGTTGATGATCCGGTTATCGCTGGGGCAACCGTTGATGTGGTCGATCTCAGCCGCAGGCCATGTGCCGTACGTCAGCAACCACGCAAGGCGGTGGGCCTTGAACTCGTAGCCGAGCAGACGTATGCGCACATAACCCTTGGTGTCGAGCCGCCCTGTCACTGCGCCCGCCTTGCGCTTGTGACCATTCACTTTGTGGGTGAACAGGCCGGTCTGCGGGTCGTAATTAAGAAGTGCCGCCACTTCTTCACGAGACACGTTGGTGTTGTACTGTTTCATAAGTTCCTCAAAGCAGGGCCGAAGCCCTGCAATGTAGTACTAAAGGATCATTCGTCATCCCAGTCACTGACGATATCAGCGAGCTTGGACTTCTTGGCGGGCACTGCGGTCTCCTTGGACGGAGCCTTGCGCACTTCTGGCTCGTCGTCCTCAGACGCCACCGGCTTGGCCTTGGGAGCCTTGGCTTTGGGCGGCGGTGCCTCGTCCTCATCTTCAGCCTCGACCTTGGGCGCGGCTTTGGCCTGCGTCGGCTTGCCAGGGATATCCATCGGCGCTGCCTTGGGCTTGACCCCATCGGCCTGCGCCACCGTCATGATGACGGCGCGCTTGGCATCGTCGCTCTCAGCCTGCCGGGTAACGACATCGTACTCGGGGTCATTGAGCCAGCGCACGGGCGTGAAGAACAGCTTGGGGCTCTCGGCCTTGGTGTCGAACTTCATGCGGGTGACGATCTGCTCGGGGTTGACCGGCGGGGTCTGCGCAGCCAGGAACCTCGCATATGCCTGCAGCGGGCGCTTGTCTCCGTCCTCCTTGCCAAAGATCGACGTGGCCGGCAGCGTGAGCTGCAGCACATCGCCATCGGGGTTGTTGGCCAGCACAACAGCAAGGCGCTGTTGGAAGCGGCAGGCGCGGCTGTTGCCGTTGCCCGACCCTGCTTCGTTCTGGGGGCAGCCCATGCAGGTCTTGTTCTGCGGCTCCTTGATCGAGGCGTCGGGCTTTTCGCCGTCGTTGCTCCAGCAGTCGGGCCCGGCAATCTTGTCTGGGTCGTACGCACCTGCGTAGAAGATGCGGCTGACTTTGGGCGCTGCCTTGACGACAACCACATCGAGGTGGCGGTCATCAATCGACGCGATCTCCTTGCCACCAGAGACAAGGCGGAACACACCGCCCTTGATGGAGATGCGCTTGGTCGAGGCACCAGCACTGCCGCCCGTCAGGGCTCTGGCAGTTTCAGACAGCTCGTTGTTGCGAGCGAAGGCGGGGACGTTGGAGGCGTTAAAAAGCGTGATATTGCTCATGGTTAACTCACTTGGACTTGGTTACACGAATTTCGAACTCGGTGTGCGAGTTCATACCGGGTGGAACAAAACCCGGGTTCTCTGACAGGAAGGTCGCCATGTTCGTCTGTGCGATGCGCTTCTCCAGCAGGTCAACGACTTGGTGGTCAAGAATGAACTTCTTGAACGAGTCCCAGTCCTGCGTGTTGTAGCGCACCTTAGTCGAGAGGGAGACCGTCCCGTAAGATGTGTTGACAGACTTGAGCCCGAGGGCTTTCATCTTGTCTTTGATGGCAAAGCGCACCTCGTCTTGCTGAGCCTTGAGCTGCTCCACCGCAGTGTCGTACTCTTTGGTCAGCGCGTCGATGCGCGATTTGATCTTGGTGTGGATTTTCACGAGGAGGTCAATGGGGACCACTTCGTCTTCAGTTTCCGTCATGTGCTTTCTCCTGTTGTTTTGTCAAGCGTTGGACAGTTTACACGGGTTTTCGGCTTTTGCAAGTGCCTCCTTTCATGATCTGATTTCCGACTCAAACATGGCTGTGAGCAGGTCGTTGTCATCGACGCGGGCCGTCAGCGCCTTGAACATCTTGCGCTCGATGGGGGAGCTCTGGATGTGCACCACTGTGACCTTGTCGCTGTTCTGGCCTTTGCGGTCAGCGCGTGCGATGCACTGGATGTACTGCTCGACAGACATCAGCGGGCCATAGAAGACCACCGTGTCGGCAGCGGTTAGGGTAATCCCGTGTGCCGTTGCTTGCGGCTGCATGATAAGCACCCTGGGGTTGGGCTGCGTCTGGAACCTGTGGATGATGTCGCCGCGCTTGGTCGCGCTCACACTGCCGTGGATGACCTCGGCCGCAACGCCCTTCTTGGTCAGGTAGTTGTGGATGGTGTCGATGCTGGAGCGGAACATGGCGAAGATGATGACCTTGCGCTCGGTCTCCTCAAGCACCTCCTCGATGACGCCAAGACGCGGGGCAGCGTCGAACTCAACCACTTCCTTCTCGTCGGTGTAGGCTGCGCCACAACTGATCTGCAGCAGCTTGCTCACGCCAGCAGCGGCGTTGACCGCTGTGATGGTTGCCCCGGCTGCGTGCACCAGCATCTGGTCCTTGAGCAAGTTGTAGTACTTGTTCTGCTGTGGGGTCAGCGCAGCCTCGCGTGTGAGTGTCATCACAGGCGGCAGGTCCAGGCACTGCTCCTTGGTGAACCTGATCGCAGGCTGCAGCGCGTTGAACACATCGTCCTTGGCGGTGGGCTTGGGCGCCCACTTGAACATCGTGAGCTTGTACATGACCTGATCGCGCCAGCCCGTGAAGAACTGCGGCACCCCTGTCGGGTTGACCAGCTTGGCCAGACCGTACGCATCCGATGGCGACTGCGATGCTGGTGTGCCCGTCATCATCCACAGGTACGAGTCGGGGCGCACGATGGACTTGAGCGTCTTCCACCGCTTGGTGGTCATCGTCTTGTATGCGTTGGCCTCATCAACAATCACAAGGTCGAACCTGCCGTCTGCGTTGATCTCTTCTGCGATCAGGTTGAGCCCGTCGTAGTTGCAGATCACAAACTCGTAGTCCGACTGAATCATCTCGATGCGCTTGGCAGCTTGCGCGTGGTGCGCGACGATGGCAGAGCGATGAATGATTGAGTTGTTCAGGTCGCCCATCCACGCGCTGTGCATGATCGACAACGGACACAAGATAAGCGCACGCCGCACAAGCCCACGCTGCATCAGGTAGTCTGCAGCCCACAGCGCCGACAGTGTCTTGCCCGTGCCGGGGTCGTTGAACACGAAGGCTTTGCGGTGCACCGTCAGGAACGATGCGGTCTCAACCTGATGCGCCATAGGCTTGTAGCGTCCTGGCCAGTTGTAGCGCCGTGTGATGGGCGAGGGCACATCTTTGACGCCCAGGTTGCGCAGCACTCGCACCTCATCGAGACCCCAGTACACAGCGATCTTGTAGGTGTCGCCGTCTTGGTCAAGCACCTTGTGCTTGGGGATGATCTGGTACTTGTCTGGGTTGCGCGTCCTGAAGACGACTGCCTTGTCCTCAACTATCTCCATTTACTTTCTCCTATGCTTAGAAGTTCTTGTTGAAAAATTCATCGACTAACGCTTCAAACTCTTTGAGTTTGAACCTACCACCATCACCTTCATTGGGACCGTTGATACGCAGAATGAACAACTCGTCGTCGGAACGACACAGCTCAAAGTCGTCGAGGAATAGGGCGCTGGGTGCCTGCCTACGCGCCTCGGTCCACACGAAGTAGGCGTTGTTGATACCGATCAATTTCTGCTCGGCAGGCGAGATGTTTGCCCACCACTGTTCAAACATCATTTGTTGTCTCCTTGGTTGGCGCTCTTGCTGCGAAGGCGCAGGTTACCGGGCGATGTCTTGCCGCCCTTGCGCAGCGGCACCTTGTGGTCGATGTCCTTTCCGCTGCGGTCGATGCCCTGCTTGTCGTAGAGCCTGCGAGCCTTCTGCCGCTCCAGTTGGTCAGTGGTCTCGCCGCTGGCCTTTTGCAGCTTGTAGGCGTGTTTGTAGTTACGCTTGCCGTTGGTCTGTGTCATGGCTGACTCCTTTTAAATTCTCAATGAACTGTTTGCCGCGTTGGATGTGTGACTCAACGGAGCGATGTAGCGAAGTTCGAAGTTTTGGTTTTGCCACCATCTCAAAATCGTGAATCTCGATGACGATTGTTGAAATGTCTGCGCCCCACCGTACAGAAAAAGCTTTTCTTTCATTTTTCATCAAGACCTCTTTCGGTTATGTTCACACGATGAAACCGGACACCAACCGCACAGCGGTGTCGGTTTGGGGTTCCACACCCCGGTCTCATGCGCCTGCTCGATGCGAGCCACGCGCTCTCTGTAGTCCCACCAATGCTCCTCGGCTTCGCCCACCATGAA